TTTTATTTCGTTCAACATATCGTTGTCCTTTTTAAGCGGGAGATCGAAACAGGGAAATCCTCCCGCTATCTATATATTTATATAGATTTTTTAGATAAATAAAACAGTAAATGTCAATAGGAATTAAATAGGGAATTAATTCCCAAAAGCTATAAAGCTGCCGATAGTTTATAGATTTTTGATTGAGGCATAAAAAAAGGGGAAGAACCGAAGTCCTTCCCCTAAGCCTTGCGGAGACTCTTATGTAAAAAAGTACCTAAGTACAGTTAAACTTTAGTAATAATTTATTCCTTGTCAACTATACGGATAGTTCTTCTTTCCACTTCTTTTTTAGCAATTTTAATAATATTTTTTAGTTCTTCTAAACTTAAATCTTTTAATGCTGCTTCCATTTCTTTCTCCTTTGTTTAAGACCTGGGGGCAAAGGGACCTAACTCCTTTACCCCTCAAGTCCGTTCATGCGAGAGCTAAAATTGTTCTCATCCTTCTAGCTTTGGGAGGTAGACGGTAGAGATGATTACTAATTCTCGCTATCAGTAATCAGGAGAAGGGATATTCTTAGATTAGATTTTTGCAAGAGACACTAGATCTAAGATTTTGCAATATACAACCTTTCCGAGCCTTAGCCCTTAAATATTGTTATTACCAATATCCCCTCTCCTCATTACTGAGGATCCTTTTTAAGGATGTTATCGATTTGAGTATTAGTGCTCTTAATCATATTTTGAGCAATCATCAAACCAGATGCTTCGCCTAATTGATAAGCGTAATCAAAAACTTCTGCTAACCATTGGTTAATCAAACTTTCTGTTGTCGTAAAGTTTGGTTCCATTTTAGTTTTGTTTTCAATAGCTGCTTCAGCAATCTTCAGCATCTTTTCTTTCTTTTGCATATGTTGTGTTATCATCATACTGCCTTTCTTTTTTCGAATTCTTTGTCAACTAAACTAGAAACAATACCAGAGATCTTTCGATCTTTCCCTGCTAACTTCTTTAGCTTCGTGTGTGTTTCTATTCTTACGATAATTGACTTATACTTGTTAGTGTCCGTCATTTCTTTCTCCTATTATATAAATATATATTAATATGTAGTTTAGTCAAGTCTTGTGATAGAAAAATTTAAGGCTTCTGTTATCCCTTTTCTATTCTCCATTGGTATTTCACAGTCATTATATCCTTGAAGAATTGTACTTAAATATCCTTCTCCAGGTGGGTAAACAACTTGCTTGTCGACCATGCTGTAAAACATAATCTTGTCATCTACATATTTCTCATCATCTTTATGAAACTGCCAATGATATTTCTTGATATAAAGGTTTGGATATCCTTCATAGAAATCTAATGCTGTTTCACACTCTGGTGTTATTTTAAATAGTCCCCCAGGTACAGATTTACCTTCAGATTCTTGAACATCTGCAACTCCTCTGAATACAAGTTCGTATCCTTGTAGAGTAAATTTACCTACGTACTCTGACTTAGGACATCTCATTTTCATATGTTCATGATTCATATTTGAACCATAAGCAAAGTAATAACTTACTTTGTCTTTTTCTTTTTGCTTTCTATTAGCCATTCTTTTAGTGTTTCTCCTAATGATTGTGAAGCCAGGTCAATTTTATTTCGTAGGCTCGCTACAATATTTTCATCAACTGTGTTCTCACAAATTATATCTATATAGGTCACATTATTCTTTTGACCTATTCTATGTGCTCGGTCTTCTGATTGTATTCTTTTTTCTAAATCATAATTATTAGAAAAATAAACAACCGTATGAGCAGCTGTTAGTGTTAATCCGTAGCCACCTGTTTGTTGGTTAGCTACGAAAAATCTCACAGGATCTTCTGGATCCTGGAATTTTCTGACGATTTCCTGTCGGTCTTGGTCCTTGGTATCTCCAAAGTAAGTCGCAACAGAATCATCACCAAACTTTTTCTTTAAGTTCTTTTCAATATCAAAAATTGAATATCGATAGTTTGCCCAAATAATAACTTTTCCTTCTACCTCTTCTAAGACATTGAGCAGTTCGTCCATACGACTATTCTTTAACGGTATGGGTTGATCTCGTTCGTTGTCCGTGGGCAGGTAGCCACAAGTAATTTGATGTAATCGAAGCAACATGGTCATGGTATTATTAACCGTGAGTGTTTCCCCTTCGAGCTGCGTAATCGCAAACGTGGCCAAATCATTATAGGCTTTCTCTTGTTCTTTACTAAGTTCAATGTACCTGGGTGAATAAATTTTCGCTGGCAAATCTAAACAATCCTCTTTCAATACTCGAAAAGAAAAGAACGCTAGCTTCCTGGATAGTTCATCTAAATTTCTAAAACCAACAATGTGAGGAAACGCATGAGTCGATGTATGTCTTTTAACTTCGATTGCATATCTCGCTTTGTAAGCATAGTAAGAACTAAAACCTAAAAGGTCTTCGTCTAAGAAAGCACACTGCGAATATAAATCCATAGGATTTTTAGTGACTGGTGATCCTGTCAAAATTCTTCGGTACTTTGCTAGTCTCGCAACCTTCACAATATTTTTTGTACGTCCTGCACTTTGTGTTTTGATTGTGGTGCTTTCATCTACTGCCAATAAACTATTGGTTGAGTTTAAATATCTGGCCAGGAATTCAGCAGCGGGTTTACTGGATAGAGCCTCGACGTTCATTAAGAAAATATCTAAGCCGTCAAAAGTTTCTGATAGCTTATCAATATTCTTTTGGTCTTCTTTATTACGAGAACTCGGTGCTACCCAAGTCGTAATCCTAGTAGTAATGTGCTCTGGTAAATGATTAGGAATTTCTAATCGTTCCCAGTTTCGATACACACCTTTGGGTGCAATCACAACAGCAGCATTAATTTGTCCTTGGTCATAGAGCATCGCAATATTATCAATCAAGACTTTGGATTTACCTGTCCCCATTTCCATGAAGTAAGCAAAATTAGTTTTGTCCCAACTACAACCTAATGCTTGCAGCTGATGATTAAAGGGTTGTGTTTTAAAATTAGGATACATAATTAAATCCTTTCTTATCTTTAAAATGTTCGTATGTATCTCGATCCCATTCAATAATAGAACCGTCAGCGTCAATCAAATAATATCGGTCGTTTACTTCATTCAAAGTAAGAACAAATTTTTCATTAGTTGTTACTTTACCAAATTTTCTTTTCATCTTTTTAATTTCTTGATCAATCCTTTTCGCTGTTTCGTTATAAGTTTTTCTTTGTTCTAATAGTTCGTGAGCCGTGGGCAAGTCAGCGTCGATACTTTCTAATAAATTATCTTCACCTATTAAGTAATCATTTACAAAGTTATAATTAATGTAACTATAGTATTGTAATTGATTCTCTGTAAACGGCTGTGTCGGTACTCTTAACATAATAAAAACTTTCTATGTTCTTTATATAATATTATCTATATCGATGTCAAGTTCTTTTGTGCACAAAAAGAAGTCATATGAACATTCGGGTCTTTTATATCTTTATAAATATATTGTGCCCCGAGTCGACATTCTTCCATAGAATCAAAAACCATCTTTAAGGGTTGCATCACGCAAGTGCTTTCAATCGGTGCAAAAGGATCGTTAATACAAACAAAAAGTATCAGTATAAATTTCATACTTGCAATCCTATCTTAAATATTTTATCTATTATAGAAATAATTATAGAATGTTAAAACACTTAGATTTATTTAGTGGCATTGGTGGATTTAGTTTAGGACTAGAATCTGCTGGCTTAGTTGAAACAGTTGCGTTTTGCGACTTTGATAAATACTGTCAGCAAGTCTTAAATAAAAATTTTCCTGGTGTACCAGTCTATGGGGATGTAAAGGAATTAAATTATGACAAACTTAGAGCAGACGGAATTAATCAAGTCGACATCATCACAGGAGGATACCCTTGCCAACCTTTCTCCGTCGCAGGTCGCAAAAAAGGTGAGCAAGATCCGAGACACGTCTGGCCAGAAATGTTTAGACTTATCAAAGAACTCCGACCTACTTGGGTCATTGGAGAAAACGTTGGTGGACACATTAAACTCGGTCTCGACTCCGTACTCGAGAACTTGGAGAGTGAAGGTTACTCCGCAAGGACGTTTAGTATTTCAGCTTCTAGCGTCGGTGCCAACCACAAAAGAGAAAGAGTCTGGATTGTGGCGAACTCCGGACGCAGTAGCGGGGGGAAGCAATCTCCCAGGAATTCAAAGGGCGCTGGACTCTGGTCATTTGAAACGTCCGAGTGGTCAACCGATACAAATCAGATTGCACGATCAAGTGAGAGAGCCGAGACTATGGCCGACAGCACAATCGAGGGATTGGAAGGGGAGTTCAGGTCGAAGTTACAAAGGACTGGAGAGGGACTTACCGACGGCAGTGAAACAATCGATAGAGATGTGGCCGACTCCGACGAGATGCAACGACAGCTTTTACGTGGACAACAGTCCGAACAAAGAGAAGAGACATTCGAGGGGACTGGCGAGCGAAGTGGAACACAGAATGGTTTGGCCGACTCCGAGAGCATCAAATCCTGGGAGCAGACCGAACGGGAAGGGTGGGAAAATTCTTCAAGAGGAAGTTCAAATAGCAGAGGGCATTCGCAAGAGAGGGCAAAATATGTTACCGACGCCAACAGTTCAAGACTCGAAGAACAACGGAGGTCCTTCACAACAGAACAGAAACACCAAGCCTCTCAATGCGGTCGCTGGTGGGACATTGAACCCGACGTGGGTCGAGTGGCTCATGGGGTACCCAAAAGGGTGGACAGACTTAAATGTTTAGGCAATTCTGTTGTACCTCAGATACCATTTGTGATAGGATTAGCAATAAAAGAAACGATAGAAAATGAGTAAAGTATACGTAACAACTAACACTAAATTACCTAATGGTGGGTATCGAGATATTTCCGATTGTGAAAGATTTGGAATGCCTATTATCATGTTTGAAAATCCAAAACAAATCCAGGTCAACTCCTCACGATTTGTATTTTCAATTGAAAAAAAACTAAAAGATTTTACCCCTAATGATTATTTGTTATTGATGGGAGATCCCGTATTAATTGGGATTGTTTGCGCCGTAGCTGCAAAAATTACAAATAATAATTTTAAGGTCTTGAAATGGGATAGGGAAAGTGCTATATATATTCCTATAAATATAGAATTAAAATAAGGAGAATAAAATGGGTCTATTAGAAAAAGCTTACGAGCAGTCTAAACTTAATACTTTAGATAGTTCACAAGTTTCTGATTTAGGAGAAGCTTGTAACGAATTAGATAATGTTCGTAAAACAATCTCTGATAAAGAAGCAGAGATTAAACAACTCAAAGACAGAGAGTTTCAGTTAGAAAACGAAGTCATCCCTTCAATGATTGAAGGTGCTGGCGTTAAATCTTTAACTCTAACTGATGGCTCAAAAGTTTCCGTCAAGGATCAACTCCGTGCAAACATCACCATGGAAAACGAAGACTATTGTTTTTCTAGACTAAAAGAACTTGGTCTTGATGATGTGATTAAGAACGAAGTAAAGTTGACCTTTGGTCGTGGACAAGATTCCGATGCTGCTAATTTAATGAACGAGTTACAAGACAAAGGATTGTACCCGAGCAATAAAAAGGCAGTGCCTTGGAATACACTTTCCAAATTAGTAGAGGAACAGGTTGCTAAAGGTTCGATGACATCTGTTGATCAAGAAAAATTTGGAGTGTTCACTTATAAAAAAGTGAAGATCGAACGAAACAAATAACAAAGGAAAAATAAACAAATGACAAATGAAAAAGCAAACGGTGCTGTCACCACAAAGACAGATAAACTACCAGCAATGAACTTCGAGGATCTCGAGAAGTTTGCTGGCACAGGTCTAGAAGCCGTCACACAAGACGACTTACCTACAGCGAGACTTAAAGTCTTACAGAATAATTCTGATAAAGAATTAGAAGAGGTCAAAGGTGCAAAGCCTGGATTGATCTATAACAATGCAAGCAACTCAGTCTACGGATCTGATGGTGTTGAGATTGTAGTCTGTGGCTATGAGAAAAAGTGGTATGAGTGGAAAGAAAGAGGTACAGGAAGTGGCAACGCTCCTGTCAATGAATATCTTCCACACAATAGACCAAGAGATGCAGTACGTGGAGATGACGGAAAGTTTCGTCTTCCAAGCGGAAACTATTTAGAAGAAACAGCTAACTTCTTTGTCCTAGTTATAGGCGAAGGAGCACCTCAACCTGCTATTCTTTCCATGAAAGTTTCAGGACTAAAGGTTGCTAGAAGTTGGGCTTATAGTTTAAAGAATGAGTTCATTCAAAACCCTAAAACTAAAAAGCTTTTCTTAGCACCTTCTTGGTACAGAATCTATAACGTCAGTTCTTTCAAAGATAAGAACGACAAAGGTTCTTGGTATGGCTGGAAAATTGAGAAGGGAGAATTTCTTAATGATGAGAATATCTTCAATCTTGCTTCTGAGTTTCACGACTCTATCCGAAAAGGTAAAGTCGTTGCTGGCTATGAAGATGAGGAAGGAAGTTCACAAGAACAATCTGGGGACATTCCATTCTAAATGGATAAAAGGGTCTCACAATTCAAAGAGATCTTTTTTGGTTTAGAGCGTGCCTATGGTACGTTCACCCCTAAAGAGAGTCTTCGAGAGGATAACAAAACAGAAGGTCAGACTTTCATTAGAAAGCTACCGGTTGAGGACTCTCTTTGGGAAAACCATTTAAAAGGATCTTGGCCTAGTCTAGGCATCTTTCCTATTAACGATGAAGACAAATGTAAATGGGGATGTATTGATGTCGATGAATATCCACTCGACCATGTAGAGATAGCTCGCAAGTTGGCAGAACGAAAGCTGCCGTTTGTTGTAACTAAATCTAAAAGTGGTGGTGCTCACATCTTTTTATTTTTTAAAGAGTATGTGCATGCGAGTATTGTTCATCATAAGATAAAAGAACTTGCTTCTTTCATGGGCCTTGGGCATTGTGAGGTGTTTCCTAAACAAGAAAAATTATTACGAGAAGGAAATGAAGCTGACTGGGAAGTCGGTAGTTTTCTTAATATGCCTTATCACAATGGACTAGAGCATACAGATCGATATGCTTTTAATGATGAAGGAAATATTTTAAGTCTTGAAGATTTTATTGCAGAAGTAGAAAAGAAATCTTTATCCCTGGATGATTTAAAAAAATTATCCTTAAAGAAAGACAAACAAAAATCAGAGTTTGCAGATGCACCTTATTGCATCGAAGCCTACCTAACAGAAAACGGTAAGGTACAAAAAGGTAGTAGAGACAACTTCTTATTTCAATTTGCTGTATACGCAAAAAAGAAATATGGAGAGTCTTTTGAAGATGAAGTACATAAATTTCATCATGAGTATTTTGAAGAAGCACTTCGACCAAGAGAAATTGAAAAGGTTATTAAACAAGCAGATAAGAAAGATTGGGGATACAAATGTAAAGATCAACCGATGTGTTCTTTCTGTAATAAATCTAAATGTCGTTTAAGAAAATTTGGTATTGGTGAAAACAGTGTCATTACAGATGTGGGCAACGTTACTCAATATGGAAATAATGATGATGCTATTTATCATATTACAATTAATCAAGAGAGTACAATTGTGTGTACTGTTGAAGAATTATATGATCAACATAAGTTTAGAAAAAAATGTTTAGTCAAAACTAAATCAATGCCTCCGATGATGTCGAGAAATGATTACGATATGTTTGTTACTAATCTAGTATCGAAAGCTATTGAAGTTAAGACAGATGAAGAGATGACGCCTGAAGGTCAATTCAAAATTGTTTTAGCAAAATATATTTCTAACCAAGCAAATGCTATGGACATTGATGATATTCTCAATGGTCAGTGTTTCGTGGATGATGAGGAAAACAAAGTGTTCTTTCGTATTGATCAGTTGCAAGAGTACATGAGAAACAGAAAGCACGCAGCTCTGACGACTAACCAAGTGGCTGTATTCATTCGTGGTTTAGGTGGAGATTGCACCAAGAGAAAACTTAACAACAAACCGGGTCAATTAGTTTGGTTCGTGGACAATGATAAGTTCAACTCGATTGAAAGAGTAGAAGAGATCGTGGAGAAGAAGGAAGAAGAGGTGATACCATTTTAGATCACGTTTATAAAATTATTGGACCTCCAGGTACCGGTAAAACAACTACACTTTTAAAATATGTAGAGGAAAATTTACAACAGGAACTAGAGCCCGATAGAATCGGATACTTTTCTTTTACGAAAAAAGCTGCTAACGAAGCGGTTTTTAGAGCGGTCAACAAGTTTAAAATTGATCGAAAAGAATTCAAATGGTTTAGAACATTGCATTCTTGTGCTTATCAATTCTTAGGTTGTACTCATACAGATATGATTCAAGACCAAGACTTTGAAGAATTTAGACAAGAGTATGGAGTGGACTTATCTCCTGCTCTGCGTTCTAATAATAATACAGGAACTAGAGATCCCGATGGATTTCATTTGATTGATTTATATCGAGTCAAGAATACAACACTACATGAAGAGTATAAAAAAGCAGGCCACATTCAAGGTGGGTTTGAAAGATTACAAAGAGTGGCTCACGATTATTATCACTTTAAAAAATCAAGAGGTGTGTTTGATTATACGGATTTAATCTTAGAATTTAAAAAACAAAATATGTCACCGAAGTTAGAAGTTCTCATCGTGGATGAAGTACAAGATTTAAAACCTGTGGAATGGGACATGGTAAAAGTTATGATGGATCAAGCAAGAGTGGTTTATCTTGGTGGAGATGATGATCAAGCCATTTATTCTTGGAGTGGTGCAGATGTTTCTAAACTGATTAATCTTCAGTGTCATGAAAGAGTTTTAAATCAATCGTATCGAATACCTAAAAATGTTTTTACCAGAGCTAATCAATTAATTGGTAAAGTAAAAAATAGAATACCAAAAGAATGGAATTCAAGAGAAGCTTTAGGTACAGTATCTAATATTAATTACGAAAGATTAAGTTTTAGAGAAAATGAATGGTTAGTTTTATGTCGAACTAATTATTATTTAAATGAGATTGCTAATGATTTAAGAAGCAAAGGATATTTATTTGAGAAGAATAATAAATTATCAATCAAAGATGAAGTGCTCACTGCTTTTAATACTTGGAAGGCTCTTCAAAATAACACAGAAGTTTCTCTACCGGACGTTAAGGTGATGTATCAATACATCAAGTCTGGTGAGTATGGCATTGCTCGTGGATTCAAGAAGATGAAAGGTGCTGATGAGGAAAAGAAATATTCTTATCAAGAACTATCTCAAGAATGGGGACTGAATGTAAACATTCAAACTCCTTGGGATATTGCTCTCAACGGTATCGGTGATCAAGAACTTGTCTACATGAGACAAATAATAAGAAGGGGCTATGACCTGGGTAAAAAATCTAATTTAAGATTATCTACCATTCATGGTGCAAAGGGAGGGGAAAGTCAGAACGTTGTTTTGTTTACTGACATCTCCAAAAGAATAGTTGATGACATGGCTGTAAATAGAGACGATGAAAGAAGAGTCTTTTATGTGGGAATGACCAGAGCAAAAGAAAACTTATTCATTATTCCATCAACTTCACAATATGAATTTGAGGAGATACTAAGATGATATTTGAACAACAAATGGATTTGTTAAAAAAAGAAAACAAACCTGAATGGGTACGACCTAGTTTCCCTGATGAAACACAAATCAAACAAGTTGCTATTGATTTAGAAACCTATGATCCAGAGATTAAAAATCTTGGTGGCGGGTGGGCCACGGGCAAAGGATATGTGGTCGGTGTTGCTATTTCGATTGAAGGGTTTGATGGATACTTTCCTGTGCGTCATGCACGAGGGGGAAATTTTCCAGAAGAAGAAGTAAAGAATTGGCTTCGTAAATTATTTAAACATGATCCAATTGTGATTTGTCATAACGCCTCTTATGATATTGGTTGGCTTCGACGTTGGGGTGTAGAGTGTAATGTATCCAAAATTTATGACACATTAATTGCAGCTCCGTTAGTCGATGAAAATAGATTTAGTTATAGCCTGGATAGTTTAGCCAAAGACTATTTGAATGAGAGAAAACAAGGAAACATTTTAGTAGACTTTGGTAAAGAGCATGGATTCAAAGCGATTGAAAATATGCATATGGTTCCTGTGGAGTACGCAGGTATTTATGCAGAACAAGATACTCGGTTGACGTTAAAACTTTGGGAGTTCTTACGGGTAGAGATACAAAAGCAAGGATTGACGGATGTCTTTAATTTAGAAACAGATTTACTTCGACTCTTAATTGAGATGCGTTGGAAAGGTGTGCGTGTTGATTTAGACAAAGCAGAAAAGACCAAGAAGTTTTTCAAAGCAGAAGAAGAAAAGATTTACACAAACATTAAAAAAGAAACAGGAATTAAAATTGATGACTCTGATATCTACACAGCAGCTTCCCTTCAAAAAGTATTTGATCAACTAGGAGAGAAGTACGAATACACTGAGAAAAATAAACAAGCCAAGATTAGTAATGAAGCAATGAGGGAAAGTAAAAATCCTTTGATTCAATCTTTATCGGTAGCCAGGGAATATAATAAAGCCCACACCACCTTCATTGATTCCATTCTCAAACATCAAGTCGATGGTCGTATTCATGCAGAGATTAATCAACTCAAAGGAGAATATGGGGGCACGGTTAGTGGGCGGTTGTCCATGAACAATCCCAACCTACAACAGGTGCCTGCAAGAAATGAAGCGATTGGTCCTAAGATTAGATCCTTATTCTTACCTGAAGAAGGACATAAATGGGCATCTCTAGATTATTCTCAGCAAGAGCCTAGATTACTTGTACATTATGCCAAAAAACACGGTTTAGAGGGCGCTGAGACCCTAATTAAGTTCTTCCATGAGGGAAAGGACTTTCATCAAGTAACTGCTGATATGGCAGGAATTTCAAGGAAAGAAGCCAAAACAATCGGACTCGGTTTGATGTATGGAATGGGTATTGCTAAACTCGCAGCTTCATTGGATATCAGCCCCGAACAAGCCAGAGCATTGAAAGATAAATACAATGACAATGTTCATTTCTTAAACAATATTATTATTAAAGCTACAAGATATACCGAACAGAACGGATATATCACTACTCTTTTTGGAAGACGTTGTCGTTTTGAATTATATGAAAGCAAAGACTTTCACGACAAAAGAATGATGTCTAAGGAGAATGCCCTCAAGACTTGGGGCTGGAATGAAATAAAAAGAGCAGGTACCTATCGTGCATTGAATAGGTTAATACAAGGTTCAGCAGCAGATCAAACCAAAAAAGCCATGGTGAATCTGTGGAAGGATGTAGGGGTTATTCCTATGATTCAAATACATGACGAACTCAACGTCTCCGTAGCCAATGAGACCCAGGTAAAAGAGATTAAAGAGATAATGGAATCTGCTGTTGAACTACACGTTCCGGTCAAATGTGATGCAGAGATTGGAGATAACTGGGGGGAAATCAAATGAGTAGAATTGTATATCAAGACGGAAAATTATATCTAAGCTTAACAAGAGAAGAAGTTAAAGAAGCACAAGACAATTTAGGCAGACCTATTGAATTGGATATGGGTCAGTTAAAAGTATTTCAAGAAGATATTCATAAAGCTGCGATGGCTCATTGGTCCAAGGTAGAAGTCTTTCACGCCATAGAAGAACATCAGAGTTCTAATAAAAGCACAACTAAAAAGAAAAAATAACATTATATTCTCCACGAAAAACAAGGAGATAATAATGTTTAACTTAACTAAAAGATCAATGAATCACTTTCTAAACTTCTTTAAAACCAAAGAAGATAAAGATGAATCAATTAAAAATTTCTGCCAAGCAGAATATAAAAACGATTGGTATGCAGCCTACATGACATTTAAGCAAGAAGGCCGCTTCCCGAATTTTATTAGAAGAACGCTCTAAGCGTTTGCAACGATTTCAGCTAAGGCTTCGCATCTCACAGGAGTTTGCGAATGCCACCTGGAGTCCTTCATTTCCAGTGATGCTTGTTTTCGATCACCATCTGATAATGCTTTCCACATCTTACGAAACTTTGAAACGCCTGTTTTCCCCAATTGAAAAACCATTTCCACGATCACGTGTTCAATTGTTTGAGGTAATCTTCTATCATTTTTATACAGTTGCCCTATTAATTCTTCAGCTCCTGCACAAGCTCTATTTAAATCTATTAAAAATAAGTCTTCTATCTCATCTGCTGATATTTTAACACCAGGTTTATATCGGTCTCTTTCATGTGGTTGTACCAAATGTCCTATGGCAATCGTGGCTTTGCCTAGAGAATCTAAATAAACTTCATCCCTACAACCTTCATGGTCACGAATCCGAGCCTTCAGTTCATCAGTAATTTTTATTGTGTTCATTTTCCACCTATTCCCCAATGTACTTCATGAGGATCTTTTTCCTTTCTTTTTGTTGCTCTATATAAGTATGATCTTATTATATTTCTTAAATGCGTAATAAATATTCTCATCTTCTTTTGACAGAAGGTATACCATTGTACATGTTTTGTAAACCGTTTTGCAAACTTTTTAATTGATTATCAATCATTCCACCATTAGCTGCCATAGCTAAATACTGATTTGCAATGTTGGGTTTATTTTCGAACTGAATAACAGAACGAGTTAATTCGTCTAATTCATTTGGTTCAACAGTTTCCCCTACTCTTTCTTTTACAAAAGATAAGTAGTTATTAAAGGATTGTGGGTTGTCTTCTTTAGGAGCATACTGACCAATAATATCTTCTACTCTATTACTTCTATTTACTTTAGCTGTTAAATCATTTTTTAATGCTGCTATTCCTGTTTCCGCATCAGGGAATACAGCAAAATTATTACCATAAGTTTGACCTTCAATAGCACCGGACTGACCTGCAAATTGTAGATTACCTGGATTATTATAAGCAGTGACTTGTGTACCATCGTCCGTGGACAAGGAATCTTGTGGCTGTAGTTCTTCTACAGTTCGCATCACGTTTAATTCTTCTAATTTTTTTAACGCTTCTTCTCTAGCTTTAGGGTCAAGGTACCCTTCAGCAGCACTTTGAAATTTTTGTTTAACATCAATAGGTTGTGTAGTTTCATAAGAAGGTCTACTTACTTGATAATCTATGTAGTCTTTAGCCGATCTTAAATCCACTGTTGGGTTGTTATATCTAAATTCTCTCTCCGCTATTAAAGCATCTAACTCCAAACCTAGAGCATCTCTATCAGCTTCTAATGCTAGTTCTCTAGAATTATTAACTGTTTTTACTTGAGATATGTTAGAGGCGTAAGGATACTTATCAGGGTTTTCAAATATTTCTTGTTGTACAGAATTTAATTTATCATAGCCTTTGTTAGCTTTATCAAGAGCATAATTAGCAACATCTTTAAGAGCCCCAAGAATTCCTAAACTACCACTCATGGCTCTTTCTCCAAGAGCACCTAAAACTTTTCCACCAGCATAAGTAACATCACTCATGATCTCACCAAAGGTAGGACCATACTTATTAGCTAATTGCATTTGTTTTTGGGCCAAGTCCATACTCTCTGGAGTTCTTCTTTGAGTTAAACCTTTTACAATACTGCCACTTGTAGTGTAGACAGGTTTTGTTTCTTCTCTTTTAAACTTTGCTAATTCTTGTGCTTGTTTTAATCTTCTATCTAAACGATCATCAGAAACATCTTTTCGACTATCAAAATATTCTCTACGAGTTATTTCTCTATCTAACTCTCTACCAATATCTGCACGAGATTTCCCTGAAGAAGTACCTGAAGAAGTACCTGGAGGACCACCAGATGTAGATGTTTTTTTGCTAGTAAATCCTGGTGGTGCCATTATGTATTCCTTTGTCTAAATAGTTCCTGAAGTAGTGGGTCATTTCCAATGAGTGTATCAGCTGCTAACTGAGAATCAAGAGTTTGTCTACCTGATACTACAGTTCCTGCGCCTCCCGAACTGGTCACTGGGCCAGTGGTCGTGGGCGGTGATGGGGGAACAATCTCTTTAAGATCAAAGCCTTCGGGCATTACAAAGGTAGAGTCAAAGTCTCCAGAATTAACGTCAATATTTCTATTGTTTCTTCTTACCTTCATAATCTCTGGATAAGCTAAGATAAATGGATTTTGAATATCCCTACCTAGTTCTTTTCTTAGTTCTCTAAAGTTTTCATTGAAAGCTTGTCTTACTCCCTCTCCTGGGACATAGGGTAGGTATCGACCAGAAATTATAGCTTGTCTTTCTGACTCAGTCATACGACCTAACTCTTTATTAAGCTTTCCTTTATTTGCCCCTAGTTGAAGAGCATCTTTATATGCATTGTGCATTTGTTTAAAGTTTTCAAATCTGACTCTTTCGGACTTGATGTATTGTTCCACGATTTCACCAGGAGAAACAAGACCACCTTTTAAAACATCACCAACAAAGGATGCTCTTGCACTATCGTTTTTCTTATTAAAATCGGTAACGATAAACGGCATGGCGTCTACAGGATCTGCTTCAATAGCTCTGAATCCAAAGATACCACCAGCTTCATCAAGTAAGTTGTAAGTATTACCATATTTATCGGGAATCTTTTCATTACCTAAAGCACCTGCTTGAAATAATCTGTTTATCTGATTAACAGATCCAGGCATAAAGGTTTCTAAAACATGCATACCACCTTTATAAACTTTTTCTCCCACAGAATCTCCGGGTCTAAATACTTGTCGACCGTCTCTTGACCTGCCGTTTCTAGCTACAATATCAGCGAACGCTTCAAAGAAAATAGATTCAGAGATAAAAGGTTTGGATAATTCATAGAAGCTAGTAGCACCTGCATCGAGTAAATATTTATTTAAACTCTCTCCTGTTTGCTGTCCTTTAGATGCTTCGTTTAAAATAGTATTAACAGGACGAACTAATGTGTCGTAGGGAAAGATGTAACTTAAATCAACATATTTTACTTTCCCTGTCTTTTCATCTCTACTAACAGGCATTAACAAACCGTTCTCTGACCACGAAGGAACAAAAGTTCTCAGTGCTCTCATATCATCATCAGTCATATCAGCTAAGGATTTACCAAACTCAACTAAGCCTGCGGGAACAACAGCAGCTGTGGTTGCAACACCTGCTAATCTTCTCATTCCTGTTTGTTTAAATCCTTCAACTTGTAGTTCTCTTAAACCTCTTTGAATAGTGTTGTATCCTGTTCTAATAATCTCAGCAGGGAAAGCAACAAAGGTACCAAGAGGTAGTCTTCTTAAGCTTTTGATAAAGTCGCCAACATATTCATAGTTGGGAATATTGTGCTTGGTAATTTGTGCAGCCATATTTTCATAGAAAGTTTCTAGTAGTTTGTCTCCTTCTAATCGAACACCTTGATTACCGATAGTTAAAAACTTACCGTCAGGACTAATATCTACAATACGATCAAAGATAGGATCATTCTTGGTTACTTGTCTACCTAGTAATTTACTATAGGAATTCATGTTTTTTGGATCAAAAATATTATCAGCCGTGATACCTAGCTTTGAGAAATTGTTTTTTAATGCGTCTAATTCAACTTCAAAATTGTAGTTCTTCCATAGATTATCTTCAGCGAGATAAGCTCGTCTTGCTTTCTCTGCTAGTTTAGAAGTTCTACCTAACAGCTTATCCATAAAGCCATTAAAGTTTCCTGTGTAGATATCAGTGCCGACTTCTTTTGCTAATGCATCGATGTCCCCAGCGATAGGGCTAGTGCCATTAATACCTAATCTTTGATTTCTTAATCGACGAGCAACAGACTCAGCATCAGTGCCTGTAATATCTTTCAGTGCTCTTTTAAAATAACGAGCTGTTTTCGCAGGGTTTTGAAATAAAATATTACCATTCATCGTAGTAAATAAAGTTGCGGACAATACGTTTCTAACGTGAGTGAATGGTGAGTAAATAGTTTTAGCTTGTTGAGATATACTTTTAGGAATTAAGACCATCCATTTGTAAAGATTATTTAAAGTATTATCTGCTAGCATTTGATCACCGCTAGTGATTGCTTCAGCTACAGGTTTGAATGTATATTTACCGTCCAATACACTAGGAACAATGTCAGCATTTTTTGTTTTTATTTGAACAATATCATCGGGCCCGATATAGATATCTTTGTATTCGGGTAAATTCTTTATAGCCTCTCTGGCTTCTGCACTACTATCAAAGAACATATTACTTTTTGCTGCACCACCTTCTCCTGTTCTTACAGTGTCTTGAAATAATTTATTGTGTGTTTGAAGCTGTGCCATGATTTGAGCTTGTTTAGAATTGGTATTAGCAATGTTATAAAAAGGATCTTCAATCTCTCCTAACAATTGTCTAATGACAGGATTACGTAAAGTTCTTTCTTTAAATATTCCTTCGTCTAATTCTAAGCTAGCTTCATCTTTAATAAACTTTTTAAACCCACTGATAGGCCCCGCAGGAGTTTCAAATAAACTTTTTCCTCTTGTTGTTATAATAGCTTCAACGGCATCGGTCGCTTTTTGAGGAGCAACATTGTCGTAGTAGTCTTTAGCCATTCTATCTATTTGTTCTTCAATGGCTTTTTGTTTACTGATGTTTCTCTCTCTTTCTATGAGAGGATCCCTTTTACCTGTCATCGGTTGCTTTTGACGTTGTGATGCTCTTAACTCAACAATCTCGGTTGCTTTTGCTCTTGTTGTATCACTATTTTTATATGCCTGAGCAATCGCTGTTCTAAATACTCTTTCTGATTTTTGAATTATTTCTTGTGTTGGTTTAAAATCATCACCAGAAAATATCTTTTTAAATACATTTTTTTCTTTTTTAAATATCTTGTACTCTCTGTTCATATACTTACCAAGCTGACTGGTGAAAGTATCACTTAGTTCAGTAGCACTAGACAGAACATCTCTAGCTATCTTTTCTTCTTGTTTGGATAATCCTTTAATTCCAAGAACATCTTTCGCTTCTCTAATTAAAGGTTTTAAAAATTGATTATCTAAAGTAAGAGAGTTTAAATCTAATTGATATCGAGAAGCTAATAAGGAATTTTCAAATTCTAAAATATCATCATCTGTTGCTTTCAAAGTATTCTTCATAAAATCATGAAGGGCTTCTCTTTTTTTATAGGCAGGGTTAGCTACGCTAAATTCTTTTCCTTTAGAATTTACTTTAATAATTTCTTTTGGAACAGAGTAAGCTGCGTCCGGTAATTGTTTCTGCACAATGTTTCCTTGTTGGTCAAAAACAAAATCTGATCTTTTAAATTTACCGAAGTCGGTTAGTCGATCATTGACAAGCTTTTGAAACTTCGTAAAGATTTCGTCTTTCTGTGATCCTGCATTTTTTAATGCTTGTTTTGAAATTTTTTCAGCTGACTTGGCTAAGGTTTCACTTACGATTTGTGATTGTAAAGCATAAGTAGAAGCTATTTGATCTCCATCTTTTAGAATATTAAATGCTCTTTGACCAAGAACACTATTAGGAGTTAGCATATTTAACCCTTTACCAATTACATTTTGTAAAGGACTTCTATCAAATTGTCTTGCGAGAGGAGTTGCTTTCACTGCTTTACTGACACCAGCTATAGTTGCTCCTAACCCTGCTCCAATGGCACCACTCTCTACAGCAAATTTAAAACGATTAGTAAATTTTCTAAATGCTTCTTCTCTACCCTCTAATCCTTCTCTTTGATCTGTTTCTGTTGGACCACCAATAGCATCACCAATAGTTCCAAAATCATCAGTGTAGGCTATTCCCTCACCAACAGTGGAACCAAATAATCCCCCACCACCAATTTTTAATTTGGTAGCTAAATCGCTTTTTAAAGTATTTTGATCAATATCTTTTCTAACTAATTTTTTACCTGTTGCTTTGTCTAAATACTTACCTGTTTTCTTTGCACCAAGGGCTCTTCTTGCTAATCCCGCTCCTAATTTATAACCCGCTACACCAGGTACCCCTAATTGAATTAAACCTTCGGCAATTTTCCCTGTTAGTGTTTGCTCTGCTATTTCTTCAAAAGGATTTAACTTATCAAAAAACTCTTCAACACCAGCGGCTGTATTTGTATCCGCTCCTAAATCAATTAATTCAGCAGCGAGAGAAGCAAATCCCTCAGGTATTTTTAAAACACCAGAAGCAACACCAGAAGCAAGTCCTACAAAAAAATTAGGTTTTTTATCTTCGTCTTTTTTTTCTTCTAAATAATTAAGTATTTTTTCTTTTGCTTCAGTAGTAGATAAGTCTTCTTTGAGGTCAAACTTTTGCCCTTGATATTCATAAATTGGCATGTGACCTCCTAATCTATTTTAATTACTTCTTCTGTATTTGTTGGGGTGGTTGTAGTTGTTGAATCTTGTTCTAGGAACATTCCTGTTCCAAATTCTTTTTTAATTTGAGCGTCAGCCGCCTCAATAGCGTCATTAACTACACCAAGTTCTTTTTCATAAAGAACTAACAGTTCTGAATACCTTTCGTCTTTCATCTCAGCGATAGTTTTCCCAGATTTTTGTTCGTATATTCTAGTTGCTTCCTCAGCTGCTTTTTCTGGACTAAGTCCTTTACTGTTTATAAGGTCTTGTACTAATTGACCAAAGGTTCCTGGCTTCTGAGTTCTACCTAGTTCTTCTTCAGCACCTTTAATAGCTATCATATCAATCGCTCTTTCATCTTTCATTGCTTCTCTACCTAGAGTTGCAAAAGCTTGCAATGGATCTTTAGCTGAATTAGCAATCTTCTCAGCAAAGTTTCCGCCTTTAGCAGAAGCTAAATTCAAACCAAATTGTGCTAGCTGTAATAGACCTTGTTGTTTTAACCCTTCCCTAGGATCCCCTAAAATCTTTTTATATAAATCAGAACGCTCTCTCACTAAAGATTCTAAATCAGAAAGTCTTTCTTTTTCTGGTGCTCCAAGAGTATCGGTAACACTTGTTGTCTTTTCTTCAATGATTTCATCTTGCCCTGGACCTTTTCCTTTTAAGATAGCTTCTTTTAATTCCGTAGTTGTTTTTGCCTTCTTAATATCTTCTGGTACGGGAGTTGAAGTAGCTTCTATTTTTTGTTCCTCTGAACCTGTAGTTGCTTTTCTTTCAGCTAACTCTGCTTTTAATTTTGGAAGTTCTGCTTGTGCTTCAGCAACTTTATCTTCCCCATAATATTCAGGATTAGCAATAATTCTTTCTAGAGTAGCAATTCGACCTTCTAAATTAGTTACTCCTTTTTTAGCATATTTCTCAACCATAGGTGTATAACTTTTAGGATCCATAACCGTCTCCATTGCTGTAGGAGAACCTGTTGTTTGACCAAGTGCTTTATCATCATATTGATACCCTGGAGGAATAGTAACTTCTCTTCCGTTAGCAAACTTTTGAACCACGATACCACCATTAGCAAAAGCTGGGATACCATAAGCACGTAATTGGTCCTTGGTCAGTGGGCGCTGGAACATGGGTCTATCTAATATAGCCATTATCCTATTAACGAACTAATACCGCCCGCTCCCCCTAAAGCACCTAAGGTACTTAGTCCAGCAATCCCTAACCCTGCTACTTGTTGTAAAAGTGAGGGAGAAGGCTGTTGTGTATATTGAATTTGTGATGTGGGAACACCTCGTAGAATATCAGAAGCAAATCCTGCTCTTTTAAAAGGTTCTTGTTGCCTAGCTAACTCTGTTTGTCTTTGAGCCTCTAAAATATTTTGTTGTTGTTGCTGTTGAATACCACCCACACTTAATAATCTGTTAATATCAACACCAGATAATCTTTGACCGGCTTCTCCTAAACCAACTTGTGCTTGAGCAACACCTAAAGTTTGTGTTCCGAGTTGCCCTAATTGTTGTGCGGTTGCTCTTTGAGCGGCTTGTGCTTGTAAATAGTTTCGTGATAAGTCTTCAAAAATTCTTTGAGATTTAACCTGTGCTAAATTTCTCGCTTCTTCCGCTTCACGGACACCGAATCTTGCTCCTCCAAAAGCTCCCGCAGCTACGCCTTCCGCTGCAGTTCTCTGCGATTGAATATCTGCTTGTCTTTGTAGTTCTGCTAAAGCCTGTTGTGTTACTTGTTGTTGATAGGGATCCATATATGTTCCGACTTGAGAAGGATCCAATGTTGTAACTCCGGCACCAATGGCCCCAAGTCCTGCACCGATAGTTTGCTGTGCTTGTTGTAAAAATGGTTGATACGCACCTAAGCCTGATTGAGCTTCTTGAATCGCTGTTAATTGTGCTTGCTCTAAAGGAGCAACTTCTTTTGCAGGGACTGCTTGTGAAATACCTGCTAAACCTTTTAATCTTAATTGATATTGTTCATCGGTCTCTCCTTCTAATTGAGGAGGAGGTGTTTCCCCTGGTGCTAAAGGTACACCCATTACGGATGCTAATAATTGTTCCGCTCTCTCTTCAATGAAGGGAGCTTGTCGTTGATATTGTACAATCTCTTCTGCCATATTATGCTACCTTGCTTTCAAATTTATCCATCATTTCATACATCATTTTGGCACCTTTGCGACGCTGTTCTAACGTATCATCTTTATTTGCACCATTCAATGCCCCAAGTCCTCTCACGGCTTGAGCCGTCATCACAAATTCACCATCACTTAACATTGCAGGGATGTCATCAGATTTCTCTGTCCCTGGTCCGTCGATCTGTCCTACTTTACGAGGGAAGTTGTTAACCACATCATTAAGAGATCTTGACTCTGTATCAATAACATCTCCACCTTCAGCTAAACTTCTATATGTTGGAGTAGCTGAACCATACTCAGTTGCATAAGCAACATCTGGCATTCTTAAATCTAAAGGCATGACACTACCTGGTTCTGGTGGACCTTCTATAGGAGTTACTTCATCTTCGTCTTCTTTTATGGAACTTAATGCACCGATAGCGCCTAATCCTAAGGCACCTTTTGCTAAAGTGCTCATTCCTCCAAAAGCTTCTGCTCCCCTTTGAAAAACACTCGGTTGCCCTAAAGCTTCACGTGCTGACATTTTTGCTAAATTTTTAGTAGGATCTCCTCCTAAAGCTGCTTTTAATTGTTCAACAGTTTGAGCTTCTTTAATAGCGCTAGAAGCTGTCGTTCCTCCAAACTGAGAAGCTGGGGCTGCTGTCCCAAATAAACCTGCACTTGTAGCAAAACTTCCTAAACCAAAACCCATTAAAGCAGAAGTTGCAATGTTCGCAGGATTGTCTCCTCTGATTGCAGATCCTAATCCTGCACCAATGGATGCTCCCATCGGTCCACCAATAGCGAACCCGATTGCACCAGTGACTGCGGGTAGAATCTTTTTTAACATTTATTATTCCTTTTTATTGACCGCACCCAGATTCGCCAATCGTGGTGCAAAGATTGTAACATCTCGCTTAATATCAGCATCGGTAGTATCGGTGTTAGGATCAGTAACGTCAGCAGAACAATGATCTTCTGACTCGTAAGTTGTACCAGTTCGTGTATTCGTAATAACAGTTTCTGTCTTACAGCTATAGATAGGTACTTGTTCACCGTTGATCTCCCTGTATCCTAGAATTTTTGGTTCATCGACTATTTTATGCATATTAACCTTTATTTGTACTATTGTTGTCCCTTTATTTCAAGCAAGGAAACTGACCAATTTATGTTGTTAGCTATGTTAGCATTAACAATTAATTGATCTCCTGCTTCAAACACATAGACTCCATTTTGAAATAAATTTAAAGCCACGCCCGCTGATACTTCGGCAGCAAATGCAATTGTTTGATCTTCACTAGCATCGTAATGATAGGCGCTAACCAGAGTTTTAGGGTTGGTCACTGCTTCGTGAACAATGAAAAATGTTTTAGCAACATAGGTTGTAGCAGGAATAGGGGGCGTTGCAGCTACATTGGCCACGGGTACGGTAAATATAGTAGCGTTTGCTGTTGTGTCTAGAATACCTGTAAAGTTTTTAAATACGTCTGCCATTAAGTTGTTGTCGCACTCCCACTAAAAAACCATGCTCTTCTTGTTTGTTCGTCAGCATTGTCTTGCTGATAACTTGAATTTAGCTGTAGCACAATTTGTTCTAATTGTCGAATAAGTTCTGCAAATGCTCTAGGATCATACTGTTCGGGTGGATCGGGAAATCTCGTTTGAGGTATTTTTGCCATTATCGACCACCGTCAGGAAAAGCATCAATAGTAAAGGTACCCATTTTAAAATTACCACCAACAGAATCAGATTCTATTTTAAAATTAGCTTGTCTTCCACGACCACGAATATCTTTTTTTGTATCTGTCGTTGTTACAGTTGAATTTGTTTGACTAATCACATTACCATAAGGATAATTCTTAAAGCTCCAAGTCATATTTAAATCTCCCGATTGTTCTCTAAAGTCAGGAATAAATCTTGCAATACGCATCAATTGTTCTCCACCTTCATCAATATTAAAATCTCCCGATTGAATAAAAGCTTGAATAGAAGAACCATTAGCATCAGTTCCAAACTCTTGTTTGTAGTGATTTGATGCTCCATTAGATAATCCAATAACAGTAGGTGTTGTATTAGAAGCGGTGTTAGTTAAATATTCTGTAGCCAAAGGATTTTGAAACACACCTCGATCAACCCAAGTCGTTCTACTCATTGAACCCACATACCACGACTGTTCTAAATAATTATAAACAACACATCTATTAACTTGTGGTTGTGCTATGTTATCTGGATTGGTTACATAGAACCAAATAATCTCTGCAAATTCTGTATTGACGCCCGCAAAGATTTGATCTGTTTGTGTTAAATCTAGGTTTTCAAATACAAAATCATCAACAGTACAGGGTAATTTTTTCACGGTACCATCAAAAGCGAAGAATGCATTTTGCCCCATCCAATAAGCAACATCTCGCACAACAACAGCAGCGTGTTGTCCTAAGAGTCCACAGTTTTTACCTAATTGATTAAGTCCAAAAGTAAAAGGAGGACCAATAAACTGCATTGCGTGTAAGGAAGTATCTGTCCAAACTAAAATAGCACCTCTTGCCTTATCGGCTCCTACAATAGTAGAACCGTCTTGAATACGCAGTGAGCCTGCAGTGTTTTCTGCTTTAGGTTCATAAGTGTTAATATCTTCTTGAGAAGAGAAACGTAATAATAAAGGATCTTGTGAACTTGCAGTGCTAATAGTTTTCTCTGTTCCGAATAAAACCAAATGTCGATCAGGGGTAGAGACTAAAGAAAACTTAGAAGTTGTAGGTGCATTGGCAACTAAACTTGCTCTACCGGATAATGTATCATTAGTAGGAGACCATTGATAGGTGGCTCCATTAAGAACGGTCGCAATTAAGTTCTCACCAAAGTTATCAAGTGACCAATCTCGTCCATCTAAAACAACATTAGAGGTTGGTCGAGCAGTTCCCCAAGTTGAAGATCCCCAGGTATAAGTACCAAAACCATAACCAAATGTTGAAAAAGCAGGACCTACGTTAATATCAAAAGTAGCGGTCGATGTTCCGTTGGCCGTGATTCCTGCACTGGCTTCCGTTGTATCTTGTTCAATAACAAAGGCATTGGTATTTGTTACAGACTTAACTTCAAAACTACGATCAAAGTCAGCTGTTGTAAAACTTGTATTCGTTATATCTAAGCTACCTGTACTAGAAAAAGTAACAATATCTCCTTCATTGGCACCATGACCATTCACACTAACGGTGACGTTTGCTGAGCCTGTTGTTGTTGTAAAGATACTGGTTACTGCAGAATTGGTTTGTCTAATCGGAGTGATATCATAGAAGATATCATTAGCAAAGACGTAGAGCTTTTTATCGGTGCCTACAGCAGATAATCGTGTGCCGTCTAGTGCTACCCAGTTATGAGCATCACGAGCCACACCAATTAATTTATAATCTTGTGTCTCTTCCCAACCGCCAATCTTTTCTGGCAGACCATATCGAAAACGAACATTGTCTGAATCTACATAACCACCAGATGCACCTAGATCACTGGTCTGTTTTTGAATTCCCGGTTTGAGTTGTATCTTTGTTAGTGTCATTGGCTTTGCTAAACATGGTTCCTACATGACCTTTAAATATCGTTGTTCCTTGATGATTTAAAGGCATGGAAACATCCGCCCATATCTTACCATCGATCTTACGCCATAGTCTAGAGAAATAATAATCCTCACTGAGGTAGCGTTCTGCCTTATCCCATTCTAATTTACCGACACCGAAGAAATCATAACAATTATCCGAACTAAATCGCTTACCATTAATGATTTGATCGGATTTGTATTTTCGCTCAGGATATGCTTTTCGCATTTTTCTAAAGACATCTCTTTTAATTAGCATCATTCCTGTCGCCGCTTCCATTACCTCACAAAAACCATTTTGTAATTGAACATGTTGAGGGTCTTCAAAATTAAGATTATACCCCAGTGCTCGATAAGATATTTCTTCTTCTGAAATATTTGGATTTGCCTTAACAGCATTAATAACTTGATCCCAGTGCACACATTTACGTGGATAAATACCACAAGCAATATCTTTATCGGCACGGATTAATCTCTCTACATTAGCTGGTTCAAATCCAATATCAGCATCAATAAATAATAAATGAGTACCAATATATTTAGTATCGTCTAAGAACATCGAGACAATAGTATTTCGAGCACGAGTAATTAAGGACTCATTGCCCATCGTCTGTAATTTCATTTCAACACCACTTTTTTGACACCAGGTTTGTAAGCCTAATAAACCATGAACAGTGTTTTCTGTTAGCATTCCGCCATACATCGGCATGCCTAAATATATTTTTATTCCCTTGTCTTTCAAATCGCCTTCTAACATCTATTAGTCCTTTCTTAGTTTTTTATTTTCCATACCTTTCATTAATCCTGTTAATGTGGCCATATTGGCTTTGACCATTTCATTTCTAAAACTTTCTATCGCAGCTCCTGCTTGATTCGTTTGCCGTGAATTCTCAATCATAAGCAAAGGCATCATCGCCATGGCACAACCATATTCATCAACGTCTGCTCCTGTTTGTGGATGTTTTCCTCTGATTTGAATAAACCAAGCACAATCAAATTTTTTACAAGGTTTAAAATTGTTGAGAGGACAGTTGTCTTTAACTTCTATTTTCAAAATTAATCTTTGGCGGCAATAATTAAATCTACGTATTGAACATTAAGTTCTAAGTCACTGGTGTATGTGTGTGAGTGGTTGTCACCTGCTAAGGTGCCCGCACTGTGAGAGTGTGATCCGCCTCCACCTTGATAATCAGTATAATATCTTCTCGCACCGCTATCGTTTCCTGTATTTCTTACTCCTGCTGATACACTATCACCTGTACCAAATTCTACATGCCCACCTTCTAAGTGACGGTGAGATGGTATTTCAGATAAACTCAAGGTATGACCTGCGGTCGAACCTGAAATAGTGACGGTGGAGTTGTTTGATGTGCCTGAAACAGCAACAGCTGTATTAAAGACACCAGAGAAAGTATTACTACCACCTGAACTGGCTGTACCTGTGACAACACGTAGTGCTTTGTTGTCATGTGTTGTTTGTTTAGTCCAACCTGTGGGAGCAGTGGTTTGTTGGAATAGCATTAAAGTACCTGAATCAAAAGGTTCAATGTTCGTTAAACTTGATCCGTCACCGATGAAATAAGAAGCAGAAACATTTCCTGTGACATTAATATCATCACCAAAAATATCTTCAACATTATCGGAAGTACAATACACTAAAGTCTTAGCACCTTGAGCGATCGTGGCACTGTTAGCACCATGACCTGTCGCTGCTACATTGACAGTGTAGGAACCTGATGTGTTATTATAAATAAAATAGTTGTTTTCTTTAGCAGGGATAAAGACGGTAATATTACCAGTCAGTGTTCCTGTTAACTCAATAACTTTGTTAGAAGCTTCGGCTGTTGACGATGCGTTGGCCGTGGTCAGGGTTACATTAGAGCTCCCCCCAACGTCTTTGGACAAATATCCCGCAACAAAAGCATCGACTACGTCGAGGTTATTATTCGTCTTATCACCCCAAGTACCGGCGTTTTCGCCTGTTCCTTGAAGTTCGAGTTTAAGTCTATCTGAATATGTTGATGCCATAATTACGCTCCATTATCTACTATAACGCCACCGTTTTCAACCCATTCTAATATCTCTTGGTAGTGTCGGTTTGCTTCATTGTGAGGAACAAATAAAATTTCCCCATTAGTTAAAATCACTTTATAAGTATCTACTATATTTAACAAATTATATTGTTTTTCTACACTCTGTATCATTTATAACTCCGCATCAAACCTTAACTCTGTACTAGTTGAACCTGCTAACCAATAAGAATACCCTTGTGTAAAACTTCCTGTAAGATTAACTGTGCAAGAGTATTTGTTTAAAGATTCTGAACCAATAACACTAGGATTACCCGCTGTATTATTACCCAACCAAGTAAAACCAGAAGCAGATGAAGAACTAACTGTTGGTGCATCTCTCATAGGTACAACAAATCTATATGGCATTCTTCCAGCCGAAGAAGTGTGAGCAGTGAATAATCCATATAATCCATTATCGTCAGGAGTATAGTGATTAAAATAATATCTCATACACCTCTGTAAATTCACATCAAAAGGCAAGAATTCAAAATCCGAGGCGGATGTATCTGCTTCGAGTTGTACTCCTGTAACTTGCCAAGTAGCAGAGTTTGTTGCTAATATTTGAGTTTGACCTGTTACCCCATAGCT